AACGGCAGTTGCGCCTCCCCGGTGGGGTTGCGCTGAGTGACCGTCGTGCTGCCGCTCGGCCCTTTACTGGGCATTCCCCACCTCCCGAACCACGACGACATCGCCGGTCGGGCGGCCGCGCCACGCGCGGGCCCAGCCGGGGCGACCGGCGCAAAGGATGTGCGAGCACCCCGCGTGGCGGGCGTGCTCGTCAAAAACCGTGATTGCAGCGTCGAGCCACAGCCGCATGCCGCGGCCGCCGCAGAACATCATCTCGAGCACCCGGCGGCGCGGGTACTCGCGGATCTCGGTGGCGATAACCGCGAGCAGCTCGCCCTTGTGCTCACACAGCCAGATGCCGCAGCGCCCCGCCATCGACATGCGGAGCACGTCGACCGGCGCGTAGCAGTCGGTGATGCTGGTGGCTTTTAGGAGCAGCGGCTCGATCTCGTGCCAGCGGCGGGCGAGCTCGTCGAGCGGCGGCAGACGCACGCGCGCGGCCGGCTCGGTCGCCGGCACCGGCTGGACCGCCAATTCGTCCCAGGTTGTGAGGGTCAACCGATCACCTTCCAGGCGGTGCCGTTCCACCAGGCGAGCACGGTATTCGCGCCGCCGCCGGCGACGACGCCGCCCCATGTCGCGATGTTGCTGTCGGTGACGACCATTGTGGCGCCGACGGTCGGAGCCTGCGGCAGGTCGGCAAACGTGCCGCTGGAAGTCTGCCGGTTAATCCAGGCGACGACCTCGTTGAGCCCCTCGGCGATGCGCTGCAGCCACGACCACCAGTGCTGCTGCGGCTGGCTCGGCGCGACATTGACGGCGATGTTGGGTTGGCGCGAATGGGCGCTCATCGCAATTTCCCTTCCGGCCGCGCATCGACCTCCAAGCCTTGGATGTGCTGGAATTCCTGCGCGGCGGGCAGGCGGAAGCGAAATCTCACATAACGCCCGGTCACCCGCTGCGGGCATTCGCCGAGGATGTTGGTCGGCACCTCGGCCTCCCAGACGACCGGCTGATCGAGGCGGTCGCGGTGCCCGATGGCGACCGTGCCGGTGCCGGCGCCGCCGTCGAGCAGCGGCCGCACGCTGTTGATCCACGAGCGCCGCCCTGGGGATGGCTGCATCTCGCCGATGTCGAGGGTCGGCGCCATTGCCGGCCCGACCCAGGTCGACAGCTTGTGTTCGCTGTTGAACACCGAGAGCCGCGATAGCCCTTTGCCCTGCCAGAACGGGTCGTCGAGACTCGGGCGCAAGGTCTCGAGGTTGCCGAACGGGTCGAGATCGTCGAGGCTGAGGGGCGGCGTGCCGTATGTCCCCCGCGAGAGCCATTCGCTGCGGTTGTGCGGCGCGACCAGTTCGGATATCACGCCGCGCTGGAGCTCCCAGTTGTAAACGAGGATGCGGTCGAACAAACCTTCTGCCGAGGTCGGCGAGGCGAACGCCCAATAGATCAGTTTGCTGATCGGATCGGCGGCGCCCTGGACGTAGCCGATGTAGGCGGCATTGAGCTCGCGAAGAAATTCACGGTCGAATTTGAGGCTGCCGATCGGCGTGCTCCCGGTGCCATCAAACATATTGAAGCCGTCTTCCGCCAGGTAGAACGCGGCCGGGATATAAGTGCCCTGCGCGGTGCGGATGCGGTTCTGCACGAGCGACAGCGGCGACAGCGTACCGGGCGCGCCCTGTACCAGGCGGAACCCGAACAGCGTCGGCGGGCCGGTGTAATTTGCGGCCCAGATGCCTTTCTCACACCAGATCGCGGCATCGACCGAGCCGAGAAAACCGGACATTAGGCCGGTGATGTTGCCGATATCAGTCTGCACCAGATCCTGATAATCCGACTGCAGTTGCGCCGCGGTGATCGATCCCGGGGTCGGCCAGACGTCCGGCTGGCCCAAGGCCGACCACCACACGCGGTAGGGCACCGGGCCGTAGACCGCGTCCTGGGTCGAGGCGACCATCAGGAAGTCTTTAACCGTCGCGGCAAACCGGGCCTTCGGGGCAGTCGCCGACAGATCGGTGAAATTGGTGGCGCTCGTCAGCATCGACTGGATCGGGTCGACGTAATTGGTCGCGACGATCCGGTTGCCGTAGCTAGTCATCGACCAGAAGCCGCGGCTGTCGACCGCCGGGGTGGCGTATGCCCCGCCTACGGTGCGGCTCGCATCGATAAACGACGCGGTGCTAAGCTGCATGCGGTAGAGCTTCTGACGGTCGCCGGCGTACATGTGGACGACGCCGTCGGTGTCTTTCATCGAGTAGGCGCCCTGGCACCGCTCGGCGAGCGCATTGGTGCTAAACGGGTGCGGTGTCGGCATCGGGCCATAGCTGCCGGCGGTCAGCGGCACGCAGTTCTTGATCAGCGGCGAGCCCGGATTGGTGAAATCGGCCTGGTCGGGCAGCCACTCGGGAAACGGGACCACGGGCATCAGTACAGGCCCATCCCGGGCAAGCGGCCCATGAACTGGTTGAGCGGCGAGGGGTAGCGCGGCTGAGGGAGGATCGGGGCCGCAAACTGACCTTCCGACAGCGGGAGGTTTTGATTAGGCCACTCCCGCATGGCCCACAGTTGCCGGTTGAGCTGCTCGCGCTCATGCGAATCGAGAGGCATCCCACCCGGCCCCATCTCAGAGGGAGGGATGCGAGGATTTGGTATGGTCTGACCTTCACGGTATGTCGGCGCTCCTTGAATGCTGCGCACGACAGCATCGGGCAAGCCGGGCGGGATGCCTGGCGGCACTTGCTGCGCTGCCGGCTCTTGCAACATGCGCGCAACCAAGCTCTGAACATTAGGATCGAGCGACGCCGCAGGCGGCCGATACCCGGCCAGCGGGTTGTTCTTGAACTGCCCCTGGTCCAGCAGGGTCTGAAGATAAGAGAGCGCGTTAAAGGCGGCCATCAGGGCGTCCACATATCGGCGCGGATCGTCAGCGGCGCGCCGCCCCAGCGCGCCTTGCGGTCGGCGGCTTCGAGGCCGGCAAACGCCAGCTCGCGGCGCTGGCCCCACAGCACCGCACGCTCGTCATGGCCGATAAAGAGCTCGGCCTCGCCGAGCGTCCCGAACAAATAGGCGTCGGGCGCGGCGGCAAGCAGCCAGTTTGTGGTGTTGGTATCGGAAAGAGGAGGAACACCCCGCTGGTAGAGCAAGTGTACCAAGCACGTCGATTGCGCAGGCGAGGGCGCCAGCATGAGCTGCGCGCCCTCGCCGCTGCCGCAGCCGCCCGATCCTCCCCCGACGATCGTGTAATAGCGCGGCAAACCGGTGTACCCCCACACCCCGGCATTGCCGGGTGCGATGTATTCGAGCGGCGGCCCGCCGTCGATCCAGGCCTTGCGGAGCTCCTGAAAATCCGCCGGCAGGTCGAGCGGGCCGGCGCCGCCATAGACATCGTCCCACGCTTCGGCGCCTATCACGCGCAGCCGGCGATTGGCCTCGGTTTCAAAGAGCCGGATCATGTCGGGGATCGAGCCCGACACCAGGGGGTCGCCCGGGCGCGCCAGCCAGTTAAGCACGGCCGTCTGCAGCGCAGCGTAGCTATCGAGCGGCACGGATCACCTCCACAGCGCGCACCAGCGCCGCATCCTGACGGCTGCGTTCGGCGGCCCGCGCCGCCTCGGCAATCTCGGCTGCTTTACGTGCCGCCGCCGAGCGTGATTTCACCAGCGGCCGCAGCGGACCATCGCTATCCATCACGCCTCACAGGTGAAAACGGTGGGTCCGGAGGTGGCGCCATTCCGGGTCGTTGAGCAGCTTGCGCACCGCCGGCCAGTGGTCTTTGCGCCAGCATGAGACGCCGTATTCCTGCAGCCACTTAAGCGCGACGGTGACCGGGATGCTCGCCGCCAAGCGCATGGTGTGCGCCTCGTCGACCCAGCCGTCGCTATGGTTTTCAAGGGCCTTGTTGCGGTCGATAACCGGCTGCACGTCGCACAGCGTCTTGACGATCAGCCGCTCGGTGTCTTCGTCGTAGTCAAGCGTCGTCGTCGCCCCCGACCAGGGGTCGACATCGATGATTTCGGCCATTGCGGAGAACCCAAAAGAAAAGGCGGCTCCCGCAGGAACCGCCCGTAAAATGCCGACGCCGACCTAGGTTGGGCCTAGGCCGGCGCCTGAACCGGCTAGGCTGGTAGCCGGGCACGAGGAGCAGGCGATGCTGGTACATCGCAAGCTCCGGCTAAGGATAATCGTGATCCTGACCCTTAGGGTCAAGATTACTTTCTTCCGTTAGCCGGGGGGAGCGCAGCGTAGGCTGGGCTCCTTCCTCGAGACTTACGACAGGTCGGCGATGAGCCCGTTGGCCGCTTCGTTCTTGGCAACCAGGGTCCATTCGCCGAGGAGCAGCCGCTTCTCCGCGTCGCCGGTCTTTGCCAGCTCTTGCTGCCTGATCGGCCGCAGCCAGTCGACCGACCAGTAATCGTAATTCAGCAGCAGCGCGTCCCGCGACCGCATCCACCGGTTCGGCACGACGTTAACGGTGAAAAAGTCGCCGACGTAAATATCGACAGTGCTGACCACCTTGACCTGCGTGACGTCGACCTGTTTCTGGGCGCCGCCGGTGAACCCGGAGACGACCGCTTTCTGCGCCGGCGGCACCATCAGGACGTCGAGATCCTCGCCCGAATTGGTGTAGACCGACGCCATCGTCGTTTTGAGCATCGCCTCGGTAAAGGCCCTCGGAGTTCCGTCCGTTCTGGCGTTCGACCCGTCGCCGACCGGGTTGGTGCCGACGTGGCTGACGTTGGTTTTGATGAACGCCAGCACGCTCGCCGCCTTTGGCGCCGTAGCGACCGCGCCGACCGCCGCAGCCTGGTTGCTCAGGATTATCGACTCGATGTCGATCTTGAGCTCGCGGCCGCGCTTGTACATCTGGCGCGCGACCTCGGATTTACGGCCCGCCTTGTTCACCGCCTCGACCGTGCCGCTGATGATCACTTCCTTGCGGCTGATCTGCGTCCGGTTGCCCAATCGGGTGGTGACGCTCGCCGGGGTAAACGACGAG